AAGCCTTTGTCGGTGAAGTCTGAGGCTGAGGAAGCCGAAGCCGTTGCCGATGGATGGGGCACCAAGCCTGTCACCGAAGCGCCTGGTGGCATAGTGAAGGAGTTGCAAGAAGTCACCGAGGAAACCACCGAAGCCAGCGACGAAACCGGTGCGGCCCAAGAATTCAAGTCTTACCGCAAGCGCAAGTAAATGCCGATCATTCCGCCACCTTCGCCGACTGCGCTGACTTACACCGTTCAGGACATCATTGCTGACGCAATGATCGAATGCGGGATGCTTGCGCCTGGAGAGACGCCAGATGGCGAATCCGGGCAGTGGGCATTCCGCAAACTGAATTATCTGCTGGATGTCTGGGCGGCGGAGCGCAAGTACGTTGTCACGACCGTCTTTCAAACGTTCACGCTGGTGCCGGGGCTTAGTCCGCACCTGATCGGCTCAAGTCCGGCGGCAACGTTTTCGGTCGCCCAAAGGCCGGTGCGGATTGAGTCTTGCTCGTTGCTGATCAACAGCGGCAACCAGCAGATTGACCTGCCCATGAACATCCGAGATGACGATTGGTGGGCCGCGCAGCAGGTCAAGAACATCCAGACCAACATTCCCACGGATCTGTACTACTCGCAGGACTGGCCGGATGGGTCGATCTACTTCTGGCCGGTGCCGAACACTGCAAACGACGTCCGAATGCAGCTTTGGACTCTCTTGCAGCAGTACGACTCGATTACCGACAATCTAGGGGGCCCAGGGAGTGTAGTGGGAACCATGCCCCCAGCCTACAGGACAGCGATAATGCTGACCTTGGCGGAAACACTACTACCCGGCGCCAAACTAGAAGCCCACGCCCTTCTGATTGAATCGGCGCGCAGGGCACGAGCGGCCATTTTCGGGAACAATGCGAAGTCGCCACGGATCAATACGCAAGATTTGGGAATGCCGAAGGCTGGCAGGGCGCGGCCTGACTTTAACTGGATGTCTGGCGGTTATCCTGGAGGCCCGCCAGAGTGAGGTTCCCTGGGTTTTGTGGGCCGACTTATGCGGCCACGTCTCCGATTATCGACGCAGAAGCTGCTATAAATCTATATTGCGAGCGGTCGGAGTCGGAAGGCGCACGCACCCCGATTGCCTTGCTCAGGACTCCCGGACTCAGGCTGTTCTGCAATCTTCCGACCGAGGCCAAGGTGCCGGGGATGTTCACGGTCAACGGCAGGTCTTTCGCGGCAGGCTCGCATCTGTACGAAGTCTCTAATGGCGGAGTCGCCACAGACCTAGGTTCCTTGGGAGTCGCGCCAGTCAGCCCGACGCAGATCATTGCTAATGAGACTCAACTGCTGATTATGAATAATGGGGCCCTATTCATGCTGGTGCTGGCGACCAACGTTCTGACACCCGTAAACATGGCGCAGTTCAATGGCGGGCTGGTGCAGCAGATCGGGTTTGCAGACGGCTACGGGATAGCGACCCTGCAGAACTCTCACACCTTCCAGCAATCGAACCTTGAGGACTTCACGACGTGGAACGGCCTGAACATTGCGATCATTTCCTACTTCCCTGACAACATCATCTCGTTCATTGTCGACCACCGGGAGCCGTGGTTTCTGTCCGGCAAGAAGTCTCTGGGCTACTACAACTCAGGCGCGGGCTTCCCGGTCTTCATCCCGATTCAAGGGGCCTACATCGAGAACGGGGCCGGGGCGACCTTTGCCACCTGCCAACTCGATAATTCCGTGGTTTGGCTTGATCAAGATGAGCGCGGCGGGCGAGTAGCAAGGAAACTCAACGGCTATTCAGCGGCCAGGATATCAACTCATGCGGTTGAGTTCGCCTGGGCGCAGTATCCGACAATAGCCGACGCCATTGCCTATTCCTACGAGGACCAAGGGCATACTTTCTGGGTGATCTACTTCCCATCGGCCGCCAGCGGTCAGGGTGAAACATGGTGCTATGACGCGGCGACGGGCTACTGGCACAAACGGGCGTTCTGGAATGCTGGTACAGGTCGGTTCAGCGCGCATCGATCGATGTCTCATACGTTCAATTTCGGGGTGCATCTGGTCGGTGACTGGGCCAGTGGCAACATTTATGTGCTGGATTCCAACACGCTAACGGACTTCGATAACCCGATTCGCTTCCTGAGACGTTCGCCGGCTATTTCCAAGGAAAATGACTGGGTTTATTTCTCCAAGATTGAGTTTGACGTGCAAACGGGGCTTGGACCTCAGCCGCCACTTGTAGACGGCAACGGCCAGCCCCGACCGCCCCAGTTGATGCTCAGATGGTCCGACGATGCAGGGCAGACCTGGTCTAATTCCTACATCCTGAACTGTGGGTTTGCCGGTGAATTCAATACGCGAGTTTATAAACGGATGCTCGGGCGCGGCAGAAAGCGGGTTTTCGAGGTATCAGGGACGGACCCGATTCAATGGAAGTTTGCCGACGCCTTTGTAGATGCAGATCCTGAACTGGCGAGAGTTTAATGGATCAAAAGCACACATTCGTACCGGCAATTGAAGAGCTCAGCCTAGCAAGGCTAATCGAAGTATGGTCCGATATCCGGGACTTTTTAGGTGTTAAGCCTAGGGCTTACATCGGCGTTATCACAGGCTTCGGCCTTACGATTAGAGGAGTCATCAAGATGGCAGAACTACGAGAAGGACAACGTGTCACTGCAACGGCAGTGTTGAAGACGGCGGGCGGGAATCCAGCAGCGTACCAGACAGGCTCAGCAGTGTGGACTTCGTCAGACCCGGCGGTAGCGTCGGTGTTGGTGCATCCCGACAATGAGTTAATGGCCGACGTTGACGGCTTGAACGGCGCAGCCAATACCCCGGTACTTGTAACGTTCACAGCAGATGGCGACCCTGACGCGGATCAGGTGCGCGACGTTGTCGCTACTCTGGACGTCGTTGTTACACAGGGCGAAGCAGTGGTGGCCGAAGTTACGGCTGGACCAGCGACTGACATCCCAACACCGTAATAACTATGCAGATGAAGTCGCTAAACATGGCGCAGCTCAAGATGGCTTTTGGGTTTGCGTTGCTCCTATGCATAGCGACTTTATCTGGCATTATTGCAATCGGACACGTGACACAAGAACACAGTTACGGACTCCCGGAAATCCTTGGTGGACTTCTAGTGCTCGCGGGCGGATTTGCTAACTGGGCATTCGGCGAAAGTCGCTCTTCATCAAAAGATACCAATGATTCTGCGCAACCCTAATGGCGCAAACGACGCAAACCACAATGCGGCTTCCGCCCCTGCGGGCCTCGAACCTTGACCCGGTCATTCAGCAATGGCTTCTGGCAGTCTCAAGGCTTCATCCGCTCATCGAATGCGACACGTCGGGCGGGAACTTCAACCAGGCTTTACCGCCGGCGGGCCTATCGAGCACGGCAACGGGCGAAACGAACCTGAACCAGGAGATTATCTACGTCAAGATTTCCCCGGACGCGAACACCGTGACAATCACCGGCGCCCAGGGCGGGAATGTGATCTTGGCTGCGCAGTATGACAAGGCGCGCTTCAAATCCAATGGCACGGTATGGTATCGAGTCGGTTAAGACGCTGCGGTATTCCACTCCGCTGCGCTGGCAGTACACCAAACCTATGATTCGCGAAGCCACAGAAGCCGACATCCCAAGAATTCAGGAAATGGGCTCACGATCGCTGCGCGAAGGGCCCTACAAGGATATGGTCGGAGACAATCCGGAGCAGACTGGCAAGCTGGCGATCGAGGTAATGCAAAAGGGCATAATTCTGGTCAGCGAGGAAAACGAGGCGCTTACTGGCGTACTGGCCTTCATCGTCTTTCCGCATTACTTTTCCGGGGAACTCACGGCGGGAGAAGTCATTTGGCACGTGGAAAAGGAATACAGGCACAGTTTTACCGCACTGGCGTTACTGCGCGCTGCTGAGCGCATGGCAAGAGGATTTGGGGCCAAACGCATGCAATTCACTGCTCCCAGTGAAGAAGTAGGAAAAGCATACGAAAGCCTTCATTACAGCAAGGTCGAGGTTACTTACCAGAAGGCTTTATAGTCCTGCGTCGCTCTTGAGAGTGATGGAATTTGTGGCACTTTCGACACAAGGGATCGCATTTTTCAAGCTCACGTTTGTATGCTCCCGGAGTCGGTACTAAACAGGTTACGTTATTGATCTTAGTATGCTTACTTCTGTGATGAAATTCGATGTCCTGAGCAGAACCGCAGCGTACACATATAAGCGTTGCACGCCAAGCAATGAATTGTTGGCGCAGTTTTTCATAACGCTTCTTTTGCGCGGCTCGTTGATTGTCGCGATTGGCATGATACTGAGCGCGATGGAGCGCATTGCGTTCCGCGCGAAATGCTGGGTCTTTCAATTGTTCATGTATACGCGCCATCTTGCGGGCGTTTTCCGCCTCACGTATGTCCGGGTGTGCGCGCCGTTTTCTGGCCCATTCACGCTGGTATACGCGATTCTTGACAGGATCTTTGTGCGGCATCGCGGACCATTTTACCGCCCGGCTCCACATACCACAACAGGAGAATCAATTTGCCCATCGCGACCGGCTTAGCTTTGGGGTTGGGCGCGGCGGCAGCAGCCGGCAGTGTCGCGTCGTCTGCCATTGGTGCTCATGCTGCGGGCAAAGCTGCGGACACGCAAGCCAAGGCTGCGACGAATGCGCAGGATGTGCTTGCGCAAAATCAAGCCCTCGCACGGCAGTATCAGCAAGGCACGCTTACCCAGACCCAACAGAACCAGCAGCCCTACCTTCAGCAGGGCACGACGGCCCTTAATAACCTCTCGAATCTGGTCAACAATCCGTCGACGTCACACTATGGCAAGACGTTCTCAGCACCGACTGCCGCCGAAGCGCGCGCCACTCCTGGGTATCAATTCCAGTTACAAACGGGTGTCGATGCGTTGGACAAGTCAGCGGCTGCTCGGGGAAACCTATTCTCCGGGACTCAGGGCACGGAGTTGCAGAAGTACGGGCAAGGCCTGGCGGACTCGACATATAACGACCGCTACAATCAAGCCCTGCAATCGTACATGACGAACTACAACGTGTGGAACCAGGACACGAGCAACCAGATAAACCGCCTTGGAACACTGGCGGGCATCGGGCAGCAGACGGCTACGAACTTGGGGCAGGAAGGCCAGCAGGCAGCCTCGAACATGACGGCAATAGATGTCGGCGGGGCGCAGGATCTGGCGCAGCAGGTCAATAACGCGGCGGCGGCAAGGGCTTCTGGCTACGTTGGTCAAGGCAATGCCTGGAGCGGGGCCACTCAGTCAATCTCGCAACTACCGATGGATATTTGGGCTCTGAACAATCTCACTCGACCGAAAACGGCACAACAATAATGGGCGGCGTAAACATTCCACTTCCGGCACTGCAAACTCAAGTCCCGACTCCCCGAGACCCACTACAGGAGTACGGCAAAGTTGTCTCCCTGCGCGGAATGCAGCAGCAACAAGCTGCCCAACAGCAGGAGATGGAAATCAAGCAACAGCAGCAGAAAGACCTTGTGGCGACGACCAAGGCGATGCTCGGCTGGGACCCAAAGTCGCAAGGCTATGACGACCTGGCAAAGTCTGTTCTCCAGTCGGGCGGATCGGCGGTGGCAGCTCAGGCGGTGCAGCAGCATGGGCTTACCATTAGGAAGACAGCCTCAGACATTGCGAAGCAGGATGCGGAGACGGGCGGCAAGCAAGTCGAGACCATGCGAGCCAAAAACGACATGGTCATTGGGGCGATTGATGTAGCCAAGAATGTTCCGGATGAGCAGTTGGGCGAGCACCTCTCGCAAACGGTGCAGGGCCTAGCCAGCAAGGGGCTTCTCTCTCAAGATGAGATGCAAGGGGCGCAGCAGCTTTTACAACTTCCTCCAGCGCAAATGCGGCAGGGTATTGAGTTGTTCGAGAAATCTAAGATGGGCCAGAAGTTGGCCTTCGACCAGGAGATTGAGAAGCGCAAGACGGAATCAGCCGAATGGAAGGATGCGGGCGCGGGAACGCTTATCAATACCCGCACTGGAGAAGTAAAGCAAGGCACGCCCCCAGTCGAGCGGCAGGAATTGCAGGATTACCTCTCTGATTCGACTATCGACAAGGGCAAGAACAAGAACGCGGCCACATTCCTGGCATGGAAGGCGCGTCAGAACCCGACTGCGCTTGTATTGGGAAACCAACTCGGGCCAGCCGGACAGGGTAGTGCTCTGGATCAGGCCGCAGAGCGATATTCCAAGGATGGCAGTCTGCCGGCTGGATTTGCGCGCAGTCCGGGAACGACTGCAGCCATTATAAAGCGTTCGGCAGACCTGCACCCGGACCAGGATTTAGCTGCAAATAAGGCCACTTTCCAAGCTGATACTGCCGCGCTTAAAAAGGTCCAATCTCAGTTCGATCAGATGAATGCCTTTGAAGGTACGGCGCTCAAGAATCTTGACCTGTTCGTGCAAAAGGCCAAGGCCGTGCCGGATTTACAAGTGCGTTTCGCCAATGTTCCGTTGCGCATGATCACGGGAAAGATGATTGGCGAGCAGAACCAGACCGCGCTGAATGCAGCACGCCAGACGGCAGCGACTGAAGTTGCGCGAGTCCTGCAGAGTGCTACAGGGAACGGGGTTTTATCAGACAGGGCGCGCAAGGAAGTGCAGGACATTCTTGACGGAAACCTGCCTCTTTCCGGGATGCTATCGGCGGTTGATACGCTGAAGCAGGATATAGCCAACCGCCACAAGTCCTATCAGGATGACATCGACGCCATTCGGGGCAGGATTGGCGCAAAACCTCAGGGCGGAGCAGCGCCTGCTCCTTCTGCGGGCGGGTTTGACTGGTCGAAAATGCCAGAGCATAAATGAGCACGTCTACCGTCCCAATCTTCGATCCTTCGGGCATTCTGCGAGATGTGCCTTATGAGCAGATGCTTGAGGCCGTGAAAGCTGGCGGGAAGCCGGGAGTCCGTTTCCAGGCGCCGGATGGGAAAGTGCGCTATGTGCCAGCCGATCAGACCAAGGATGCAGCGGCGGCGGGCGGCAAGATGCTGCCGATTGAGCAGCAAGACAAGGGCATACCAGAGTGGTACGGATTCACCCCTTCCAACATCGCTAAGAATTTTTATCAAGGCGCGAAGTCGGTAGTTTCAGGAGCAGCCGACATAGCAAAGGATCTGGCTAGTAATCCAAACTGGGTTGAGGGCGATGAGTCAACGTTGCGCAAATTCGTAGAAAAGCCTTTAGAGGCGGAGTCTGCGAAAGCGGTGGAAGAGTGGCGGGCGGGCCATCCGGTAGTTGCTGCAGGCCATGCTCTAGCGGGCGGCATGCCATTAGTCGGCCCAGCGGCGGCAAATATTGGAGAACAGTTAGGGAGTGGCGATGTCGGCGGGGCGCTTGGGCAAGTAGCGGGGCAAGCCGCGACAATCTATGCGGGGCCAAAACTCGCTAAAGCTGCCGTCAAGATTGCCCCTTCTGCTGCTGGCGCGATTCTCGAACATACCCCGGTAGTCGGCCCAGCAATCCGAATTGGCAAAGCGCTACATCAAGGATTGACGTCTGCCGCTGACGCACTGGAAGCCCCAGCGGAAGCAGAGATGCAAGTTCCCGCAACTGCCCGTCTGCTAAAGAAATCAGAGCGGCCTTTGGGGCCGATCAGGGGCCGTATGGATGCGACCACCGCACAACAGGCCGAAGCACTACGCCAGCCCGTGCATGATGTAGTTGACCAGCACATTCCGCCCGAAGTGAACCACGCCGACAATCTGGCGACCAAGGCCAAGGTCGAATTCCACCTGAAGCGCGGGGATGTCGCAGGGGCAGAGGCAGAACTTGACCAGGCAGCGGCAAAAGTAAACCCCGATTACAAGCCACCAGCGCGAGAACAAGGGGCGCCACTAACCGAGGATGAGCAGTTTCAGAAGGCGACGGAAACTGCGAATGAAGCCCTGAAAGAAGGTGAACGCCGTCACCCTGAATTGAACATCGACTATCAAGGCCCGGAGCGCAGAGCACTGGCCGCCCAGGGCCCGGTGGAGTACGGCCTAAATCCGCAGCCGGCAGAAGACCTCGGAAACAAAGTCCGCGAAGGCACGGAAAAGAAGTTTGGGCCAATCAAGCGGGCGAAGAAAGTTACGCCCGTACAGCAGGCGGCCCCGCTTGCCAACCTTCCGCCGCACATTGCCGAGTCGCTACCCGAGCACATGCGTAGCGAAGCACCGCCCCAAATTGTGCCAGCAGTGCAAAACATACGCGAAAATATTGCCATGCAGAGGGCAGCAGAGGCGGGCCCAGGGCCACGGCGCATTGATCTGATGGAAGATAAGGGAATCATCGAGAGGATGCGCCAGAACTTAGAGGAACATGGTTCCCGAGCGGAGTCAGAAGCGCGGCGGGAGTTCATTGCGCGGAATTCCACAGGCATCACAAAAGGACAGTTGACAGGACAAGTGCCGATGGAGGAAGGTACGCTCACCGAAGAGTGGCAAAGGGCGCTTGACGACATCCGAAAGCGCAGGCAGAGCGAACAATGAACCGCGACACGCTAGACGATTACGCTGTCTGCGAAATCCTCATCAATGACGCGATTGAAGAGATGGAACTGGGCCGCGAGCCGATGGACGATTCGCACGAGCCATGGGGCGGCCTGTTCAAGCCGAAATCACGGACCCCATACTACAACCTTGGGCAGATCGTGGAGACTGACCCCGACAAAACAAACTAAAAAGCACGCCGTGCGCGACCGATCATCCTGCCAAGAGCAGAACAGGATCGCAAGTAGGCATTTTGTGCAATCCCCGGTGTACGACGAAGGCCGACCCAGATAGTCACAAGCAGGCCAATTGAGAATAGAAACAAGCACAAGGCCAATGCAATTCTCCAGAGCAGCCAGAAGATTCCAATCACATCCATAGCGGCAAAATCCTAATCCCAAAAATCCCCATGCGCAAGTTACTCACTGCCCTATTCCTTGGCGGCCTCGCGTTCGCCCAGACCACGGTTGTGCTCTCCCCCGTTCCAAAGCTGCAATTCTTCGACAACTCAGGCAGGCCGCTGGCCTTCGGCTGCGTCTTCACCTATACGTCTACAACTGTAACGCCCTTAGCGACATACACGGACTACACCGGGGTCACTCAAAACGCTAATCCCGTCATCTTGAGCTCGGGCGGGTTCGCTTCAATCTGGCTCCAGGCGGGGTTGAATTACACGCTGCGGGTCAAGTCGTCAGGCGGGACGAACTGTGCATCTGGCACGCAGCTTTATTCAATTGATGGCATCGGCGGTGGGTCGGCGCAGGCAACAACGGTCGTTCCTTACAGCCCGACGCCTCAATTTATAGATGGCTCGCAGAATCAGCTTTTTGAAATCACTCTGACCGGGAATGCCGTCAGTCAGCCATTAGTTGTGAGCGGTGTCACGCCTCCGGGACTGATTACGTGGCAGATTACGCAGGATGGCATCGGCGGGCATACGTTCGGCTGGCCGGTTAATGTCTTGGGCGGAGCACCAATCGGACTGAGTCCGAATCAAGTCACGACTCAGCACTTTGTCTGGAACGGAATCACAGCTTGGGCAGTCGGGCCAGCAACAATCGGTGTAGGTCCGGAACTATCGACGGGCACATTACGCGTAACTGGTGATGCAACAATCTCTGGCCTAGCGACGGTCGGATCATCGCTGCTGGTGGGAACGACATTGAATGTGGGCAGTACCGGACTTTTTGGCGGAGCGATCACGGCACCGGGGTTCTATACCCCTACAGCGAATCCTGCGACGGCTGGCCTATTCAGGCTTGCGGCGTCCGATCAAGCTTGCTGGCGAGATACAGGAAACACGACCAATCTCTGTATTTTCTCCGATGCTATCGGGATCAATCACTACCTGAACGTCGATTCTGTTCATCTTGGCGCGACCGGATCTGGCTCTACCATTTTTGCCACAGATAGCACAAATCTTGCCCTATTTGCAGGCAATGTCACTGCAAGCAATGGGCGTTCCGTTCTAGTTGGGGCGGGCAATGCTGCGGGCGGAGTTTTCTCTGGGGGCGGAATTATTCTCAACCCTGGAAGGGGAAATGGAGGCGGTGCAGCCGGAATCGTTCAAATAAGCAATGGCATGAATGCTGACAGCGGGGGGTCTGGGGCTGGATTTGAGCATACTAGGACGGGTTCATGCACTACAGCGGCAGCTGCTGGAGCTACTTGCAGTACTACAGTGTCATGGGCTACGGCTTTCGCTGACGCCAATTACACACTGGTCTGCACTATTGATACGCCTACCAACGTTCCCTATGTGTTGAGTACTGATACCAAGGGAGCGAATTCGTTCCACGTAGTTATCGCTGCGCTAACTGCAGCAGCGGCTTCCGGAACGCTTAATTGCATTGCAGCTCATGACTAAGTTTTCAGGAGAAACGCCAATGAAACTTCCTCAACTCCGCGCGGCTCCGCTCATCGGCCTGCTGCTATTGGCTGTCAGCGGGTTCGCTCAACAGGTCGGGCCTGTATCAATCACTTCGGCCCAGTGTGCCCAAATTTCGGTGGGCCAGCAAACTTCCACAGTCGGAATTCAGGTCACTGGCACATGGACCGGAACACTGCAACCGCAAGTAGCACTCCAAGGGCAGGCGGCTGCAAATACTCAGGTCACTCCCTCAACCTCATCCACTCCGCAGTCAACCATTACTGCCAACGGCGTCTTTACCGCTTCCGTAGCCGGGAATTCCACATTCCTGCTCTGCGGAGCTACGGTGGCAACTGGGACGGCGGTTGTTTATCTGAACGGATCGACCGCTGCGGTCAAGGTAGGCGGCGGTAGCGGGTCTGGAACAGTGACTTCCTTTAGCGCAGGAACGCTGTCTCCAATCTTTACTACCAGCGTTGCTACGGCCACGACTACTCCGGCACTGTCTTTCTCCCTTACCAATGCAGGGGGCGGGACAGTGTTCGGTAGGTCAGCAGGAACCTCTGGGGCACCAGCCTATACCACGACGCCAGTGCTCGGGATTGCAGGAACGTCAACCGGAACGCTGGGGTTAACTGGGGCAACTTCAGGGACGGCAACAATCACTCCGCAAGCGACGGCAGGGACACCGACCCTAACCCTGCCGAACGCTTCCGGAACGTTCGCGGTCACCGCATCAGCCCCAGTCGTTCTAAGCGCTACTACCGGGAACCTGACATGCCCTACCTGTGGGGCCATTGTGCAAGCTTTTTGCGCTGGAGTCGTGGGCACGGCCAATGCTACAGAATACGAATTGACGCCAACTAACAACGCGGTTAATACCGCATGTACGACCCCGCTTGGTGCCACGAATGAATCGATGCCCATGCCAATGGCCTGCACCATGAGCAACTTGTGGGTAAATGCTCGGGCTGGTGGAGCGACCGCAGGAAGCGGAGTCATCAAAGTTTACAAGAATTCCGTTGCTACTGCCATAACCTGCACTCTGGGCACGGGGACCGATAAACAATGCAGCGACACGACGCATACCGCCGCATTCGCGGCTGGTGACACCTACAAAATTACGGTCCTAACTAATCAAGCGACTGACACTACGAATGGAGTCCGTGTGGCCTTGGTATGCAATTGAAAATTATCAGCACTATCCTCGTGCTGCAGTTTCTGGCACTCCGGTCGATCCGAGCCCGAGCTTCACAAGGGTTATTTTCTGTTCTGCCAACTGACTGACATGCGAAAACTTATCGTCATTATATTTCTGTTGAGCGCGCCAATTCTCGCGCAAAATACACGGTACGATGCGCCGTTTCCGTCGATTTCTTCAACGTCTTCGACGCCTTATCTGGTCGCCAATATCCCGCCGAACTCCCCGACATTGGCAGTCTGTAATTCTCCCGCGAATCAAGTTCCCTGCACGAACTACGCGACCACCTACAATTCAACTGGTGCCGCTTGTCCGAATGGCGCGCAGGATACCCCTCAACCTCAGCCGTCGGCATGTCAGTCGACGGGCGACGCGCAAGGAAATATTGGGTTCTGGGCTCCTGCAGGGACCTATGACTACACCGTCTGCGTTCGGAACAATTGCTATGGGCCTTATACGGTCACAATCGGCGGACCTGGCGGCAGCAGTGCTGCGTTTGAGACCAATGGCGTATCAAATCCTATCCAAACTTTATTGAACCTGATTTCCGGCACAAATATCACCCTTACGGCTGATGGTACTGGCGGTGTGACGATTGATGCGGCGGGCGGGGGAGGAGGCGGAACGCCTGGGGGATCAGTTACACAACTGCAGTTTAATGACGGTGGCTTCGGCGGCAGTTCGAGCGCGACCTACAACAAGAATTTGGTTCCTGGCGAAGTCGATCCGCAGAACGTCAACAACGTCATGTTTGTCACTACCGCCTGGAACTGGTCACAACTACCAGCTGGCACACTGACTGCGGGAGTTCCGGCCACGGTTACCCTTGCACCTTGTCCGGCTGGCATTGATGGGCGTGACAATATTGGCGTCATTGGCGTCACTGGAGTAGGCACGCCGGAACCTGTAAAGATGACTGGCGGCGGGAGTTGTCGTCCAGGGAATGCTTCCGGCACCATCAATTTCACTCCTGCCAGCAGCCATGCTGCGGGTTACACCATCGGCTCGGCATCCAGCGGAATCTATGAAGCCATAGCCGCCTACAAGAACTGGACAGGTACGG